CTGTTAAATTATCGTGAAAAAGACCTTTATCACTTTTCACTCACATTTTTTATTCATTTTTACCTTAATCCTATTTTCATTTTTACACCTTATTCTCTTTTCACTTTTTTCACTTTTTAGCTTTTACGTCGCTTCAGCAAAATGGCTTCTCTCGCACAACACTTCATAAGAGTTCCAAAAAAAGCTAAAAAAAACCTTCGTGCTTATAAGGCTTTTTACGAAGAGCACGGACGCAAGCCGAAACAATCTACTGAAGGCAGTGTGGAGAGAAAACTTTGTAATTTTCGTGGCGACGTATTGAAAAATGGTGGCAACAAGAAATGGCTACAGGGAAAACATTTGGAAGCAAACTACGAATACGTCAAGAAACTTGCCGGTGATAAGTTTTTTACAAAATCGCTGAAGGCGATGCTTGAAAAACAGCAAGTTACGCTCAACAAAACAAACGCTGATGCTCACGTGGAGGGACTGGCTGTTTTCTCTCCCCTTGGACTTCAACAAAAAGAGCTTATCGAAACTCTGCTACGTCGTGCTGAAAGCAATATTGCTAATGAGGAGAAACGGATTCAAGATTTACGCAATGACGTGGAAAAGCTTAGCTCCTTTATGACTGAAACATTGGATAAGTTCGAAACCCGGATTGATGAAATGACAAATAAGCTCCAAAGCAGAATTGACAAGATGGATAATGACTTGGACAAGAAATTGTATCAAGCCGATTACTACGCCAAACGTCTTGTTAAGAAAATTGCGCAGTCGTATAACAAAAAATGGCGGAAGGAAAGAGCTATGGAGGCAAAACGGGTAGAAGAGGCAATTCAAGAAACTATTGACAAACTATGTGATGATGTGGAAGCAAAAGTCAAAATTGATAAAAAAAACGACGAATACGACGCAATGCTCGACGCAATGCTTTCAAGGTATGGACGCTTCGATTCAGCCGATGTTATGGACAGACGAAAAGCACTTTATAGGATTCTTGATGAACCTATGAAATATCGTGGAACGGATAATAAAAAATTGGAAAGCTTTTCAAAGATTTACGCAAAAATCTGGATAAAATTTCCTAAGGAAAAAAAATATTTGGAAGATTGGAAAGAAATCAAAGACGAGCTGAATGTAGTCTCTTTTGGAGGAAGAAAGAAACGTGTCGTTATGCCAAGTTTTTCAAAACCAAAAAGCAAATCACCCGAACGTGAGAAGCAAGTCGCTGGAAAACGTGAGCGTATTGTCACAATGAAGCACGGGTTTAAGTGTTTTCCACAAGCTGACGATTTGCCTTCTCTCAGGAAAGACAAATTGAAAGCGATGAGAACCATTCTTGGGAGAGATGTGAGCTTTTTTTTTTCAAAAGAAAATTGGGCAAGTATGACGCAGAAACCTGAACAGGGTGGTGAATCTAAAAATTAAAATTAAATAATTCTCTAACTTTATTTATAACTTTTACTTAAAAAGAATATCTTTTTATAATATATAATGGCGACAAGAAGGTCAAAAAGAGCTGCTGGTGTTCCAGCTGAAAATCCCCAAGGACTTACCTATCCAAAACGTAAGAAGAGGAAAGCTAAATCTCCTGAAAAAACTAATCCTGAAAAACCCAAGAAAAATAAAAATAGAAAATTTGTAAATAATAAAAACATTAAACTTAATGTCAAGGAAATGCCAAAGAAACATTCTTCAAAACCCAAAGATAGAAATAAAAGAGATTTCTCTAAATTTTATGGGTTAAATTTCTTCGAAGTTGTTCGCAAACAGACTATTAAAAGATGGAAATTAGGTTATAGGATAAAATATTCTACATTGAAAAAATATAGCTTAGTCAAAGAATACAGAGAATTTAAACAGCAGAAAGTTGATGAAGGAGTAGAAGCTTTTCAAATACATTTAGATATGCTTGATGATGAGATACTGTTGGAAAAAAGACAAGAGAACGCAATCGCAGATTACATTAATCCTACTGCGAAACGAGTTGCCAATGCTCTTCAATCTCAAAGTATTGGCTCATCTATTGATGCCGAAAATATTACAATCCTTATTAACAGCGACAACACTCCCGAGGTTGATAATAAAAATATTAATCTTAATGCTCATTGGAGTATGAAGCAACAAGCTTTAAAAACCAGAAAGAAAGCTCAGGTTGAAGCCGAGCAGGAATTTGACGATGCTGATGATATTGCTTTTGATGATGATGAACAAGCGGCTGCTTCTATAAATACGAAAAAATCAAAAACTGGTAAAAAAAAGAAAACCTTTTTTACATATAATGACGTAGTAAAATGGTTTAATAGTGATAGTCACCAAGTTGAGATAAGAGGTAGAAAGGGTTGGAAAAAAGCTGAACAATCCACTATTGATAAAAATATAAAAGGCATAGAGAAACTAATGAATTTTCTTGCTTGTGCTGCTGGTGATAATCGCAAATTCCAAAAAGTAGGTGGTAATCCAATCACCAACAAAAAAAATAATGTTCCGGGAAAATTAGTGTCAAGAAAAGTTCCAAAAAATGAATTAAAACCTGGCAAGAAAAATACTGAGGATAATCGTCATTTTACCCCATATGGGAGACTCGTGCCAAGAGGAGATGAGAATTTACTCAAATGCTTCTTAGGCGATGCGGAATCTGTGAGACAGAAGGTGGAGCTGATTAAACAGGCTAAGAAAAAAGACGGAACTCCTTATGCCAGGCAAAACGCAGATGTCATAGGCTCTATACAAGCACTTTTTCGTCAAAGAAGTAATAGCGAAAAATATTTTAATTGGATAAGGGCTCTGGTCACTGAAGAGCAATTAGAAATTTGGGAACAAAACTTTTCCACGACTTTAAACAAAGACAAGAAAGCCAGAGAGAAAAAGAGAACCACTGGTGCTTTAAAATCCATACCTTGGAAAGAAATTGTCAATATATTTTTAAAGTTAAAAAATAAATTTGAAGATTTGAAAGCAAATCCCAAGACCACCAAACTCGTGCTGGCAAGAGCAAACTTAGACTATGTGCTTTGGGCTTGTTATACTTTAAGACCACCAGTTCGAGACAATTATGGAAATATGAAAATCATCAAATCTTCAATTAAATCAATTTTAAATCAACAAGAATATGATAAAACTGTTCAAATTGAGTTTGATGATTCAGGAAAACAGTATATTCCCAAAGGAGGAAAACTGGAATTTGAGAGAAATGATAAAGACAAAAAAGAATTATTTAATTATTATAGTTTAAAGGATAAAATGTTTGTTCTTCAGCTGTATAAAACCAGGTCATTGTATAGGCAACGTCGAGATAAATTAGATGATTTACCGAAACTATTTGGCAAAGGTAAGTTGTTGGCAAAGATAATAAAGGAAAGCTATGAGCTTGTGCCTCGAGAGTGGCTGTTTGGAAAATGCCGTCTTGACAAGAAAACGAAAGAAGTTGTCGTAACCAGAATTATTCCAAAGAAAAAAGAAGACACAGTTGCCCGACTTGACAAGAACGGATTGGAAAAAGACATAGAAAAACAAGGAGCGCTGTCCCCTTATATCGCAAAAATCGAAAAAAGCTATGGATTGAAAAACCCATCTGCCCAACTTGGTGTAAGATTGTTTAGGCATTCCTTCATTTCATATCAATATCAGGTAAAGAAAATCAATGCTGACCAGAAACTTCAGCTGTCATACTTGATGAATCACAGCACAGAAGAGGCAAGACGATACAATTGGGCATTAGAAGATAAGTCTTCAGCTGGTAATAAGCTTCCACCAGAGTATGTGAAGATGAAATAATAGTCCCAAGCCAGTCCCAAGAAAGTCCCATAGAATTTCTCATATGTTTTGTATGAAGAGTCCCAAAAGTCCCAAGTTTTTCAGCTTTTCTAAAATATATAATAAAAAAATTAAATATTATATTTATAAATATACGAGAGAAGAGAACTGTTGTCTAAAAACGTGGGACTTTTGGGACTTTAAGAACAAAGTGTTTAAAAAACTTTCGTATAATATATGTATATGAGTGATATAAATGCTAAAAAGATTAACGTCGCCGAAGCATTAGCTAAAGAGTTGGGAATCCTTCCAAAAGCCGCCTGTGACTCGCAGTTCCTTGTTACAATGAATCACGACTTGACTTTAGACAAAATTATGATTAAGACAAAACTAAAATCCAAGATTAATCGACAAGTTGAAATTCCAAAAGCTTTAGCACCAGTATTTCTTAAAATACTTCCTGATATGAAGGATTACGGATATTCCTTTACAAGAGAAACTGATTAATGATGTAAAAAGGTTTAAACATTTTTTTATTTTTTATACTAAAAGTATAATGGATAAAGAAAAAGAACGAATGAGAGAGCTACGGCTTACCATAAATTATGCCTTGAAAGAGGCACAGCTTGACGAGACAAACTATGAAATGAAATTATCGTTATTTGGATTAGTTGATGTTTGGAGAAATGAGTGGAATGACATAAAGCGTAAAAGACAATATCGGGCGAACAGAAAATACAATAATAGCAAATCTGGGCAAGAGAGAAATAGAGAAAGAGCTTTAAAACGATATAGAGAAAAAAATTATAAGGCGGAAAATGATAAAGAGCTTGAAGTGGATAAGGGATTAGTGGTATTTTGGTGATAAGAATTGAATGTTACTTTTTAGTGCGAAAACTCTTTAAATTTTTCTGGGCACTGAACGCATATACACCATTCGCCATTTTCTTCTCTTTCATCGTCCCATAAATATGCTAAATCCCATAAAAGGAATGTATTTAATTTTTTTTCACAATAATAGTTAAATGCTATATAAGCCTCCATTTTCGATTTAAACCAAAGCATAACAGATTTATTATTTTTAAAATTTACATTTGTTTCCATTAATTGTATTAAGACTTCTTCGCCGTCACCGTCTAAATTTGCGTTTTTAATTATATCTTCTCTTATCTTTTGTTTTTTACTTCCAAGTAGAAATCCGTGGAGTGAAGTTCCATAGCATTCAAATCGGTCACTCTGTTCTATAAAGAAACTTTGACACATACTGTGATGTAAATCTTCAATTTGCTCAGCTGTTAATCCATACAGTTTAGGTAATTGAGCTTTTTTTTCCATTTCGCAAATTAAGGAACTGGCACTATGGTCACACACAACACGAAGAGCTTTTAATGTATTTGTATCCATTGCGATTAAGAATATTGTCTTTGCCTCAAAAAGCCCGCGACCGCGGGAGTTTTGGGATAGTCTTCACTATTTTAATATTTTGATGTTTAAGGTTTTTCTTAAATATCAAAATTACTGATTCGATACGTTGTAATGCGAAATTGTTCTAAAGTATAATTATTTAAAAGGATTGCTTTTAATGTTTTTTTATGGACTTGTTCCAGAAATTTTTTATTTATCATTAAAGCTCCTTTGTCTTGTGCCCACGTTTCTCTTTCATTTCTTTTAGAGCTGGTGTAATAGGTTTGAAATTCAATTCCAGTCAAAAGTTTTTCTCTTCTTGCGAAGAATCCCCAAGATTTATAATAATTTAGTATATGTTGTCTAAATTTTTGGTAGTGAAATTGTTCTATTGGTTGTAATCTATTTAATTCTTCTTCTGTATAATCTACAAATTGTGATTTTATATTAACTACACAATGTGATAATTTTTTTGTAGCTTTAACATATGAAGTATGTTCAGCTTTGTTTTCAAACTGGTCTTGACGAAAACAGTATGATTGTAACATAGTTTTTTCAGTTAAAATATTTTCTTTGCGACACATTGGACAAGAATATATATAATTTTTATCAACAGGGAATTTACCAAATTTTAATGGGGTATGAAGATAATCATATGTCCTTGGGTCAATCCTAAATTTAAATTTTAAAAGTCGAACTGAGCAGCAAAAGCAGACAGACTTGTGGCACTGACCGCACTCTATACCAGCAGTAGAAGCTGAGTAGTCCTTAAAGCATACAGCACAATTCATAGGCATTGTTTGTTAGAACCCTAACTTATTCGCTTCAATATAACAAACATTTACTATGCTGTTTTTGTAATCAATTTTCTTTTTTTTTACTTTTAGACTCTAAAATTTAAGCATTTTTAGACTCTAAAATAAGACACTAATTTGAGCATTTTTAGACTCTAAAATTAAGACACTAATTTGAGCATTTTTAGACACTAAAATTTTGACACTAATATGTTTCCACTTTAGAGTCTAAAAGTAAAAAAAAAGAAAATTGATTACAAAAACAGCATAGTAAATGTTTGTTTATTGGAAAGGATTTAAAAAAAACTTTCGTATAAGATATATATAATGACTGAATCCAAACAGAACACTATGCCTACATTTGACAGCTCAAATAAATTCAAGCTTAAAGACTTGAACGACCATATGGCGACTCTTGAGGAACATTTGACACCGAGTTGGTCGTTAGATGAAAAGGACCAAATTCTTCAGTTTTCAAACCAAAACGCCTGGAATAGAACGTTTTATGAGCAAATCAATATGTCCAGATTATACGCTATTTTCAAATCTAAAAATTGTGAAAAATTTGCTACGAAGTATTATGCTGAAGACTCAAGATTGAAAAAGTATAAAATGGATTTTAAGAATTTTCTTCAAGATATTATGAACAATGTCAAAAAACATCACGGCGTATGGTTTCTTCCTGTGACTCATTTCAGCCCGATTATAAAAGGTGATGAGAGAAGTTTTCTTGGAAGAGTGTATCCGGCGAATAATCGTTCTTTAGGAATGATGATGCGACCGGCTCGCCATTTCATCTGTGAAGATGATTACTTTGATATTGATATGGTCAATTCAAATTATGTCATTGCCTTACATCTTACTGATGTCTTGGACTCATCAAAAAAATATCCTACAATGAAGTTTTATATGAAAAATCGAGAGACTATGCTTGCTGATATACAAAAAGCTTTTGATATGAGCAGAGGTGATGCTAAGCAACTATTTATCTCAATTTTAAACCGAGGCGACGCATTATTTTACATAAAAAACGAAAAAGGTGAAAACAGTGATTGCTTAAATGCGATAAAGAAGTTTCCGCTTTTCAAAAAAATCAAGAAACTCCAAAAAGAATGTCGTAAGCTTCACGACAAAATGAGAGAATCATATCTTGGTAACAAGGTCTGGGGAGAAATTCTGGACACCGGAAAACCCCAGACAACCGAAGCATACTTTAAATCATTTATCGCAAAGTATTTTACAGTTTATGAGAATTTGGGTCTTATGTATTTGAAGAGCCGAGCCGTGGAACTTTTAAATTTAACAGAGGCGAATCCAGAATTTGTCGCAATACACGATGGAGGACAAATCCCAAAAAAGTTTTTCCAAAAAATTAGCCCAGATGAATTTGTTAAAAATCTTAATGAGAATGCTAAAGATTATTTAAATGGCTTTTCACCAATTTTCAAGGTCAAGGCATTTGACGAAGCTGACAAGGTGAGAAAAATTCTTGAAGAAGAGAAAATCGATTTCACACTTCCATATGAAGATGCGTTCTTTACAAAATACGGAGTCTATCGAAATGATGATGTCGAAGATAATGCTTTAGCCTTAGCAAAATATTACCTTTTTGGCAACAAAGGACAAATGGTCAGCTTTATTAAAGACGGTGATAAAAATGCCATTTATAAAAAAAATGATTTTGGTATTTTAAGGTTAAGTAGTAAGAAAGAAATTGCGTTAAAATTTGCTGAAGGTATGGAATGGTTCGACAACAATAACAAGAGAAAATACAAAAATATGATGTGTCAAGCAATGAGAGACCTTGAAATCGCAAAGTTACTCATCTTAAAAGAGACAGAAAACAAAATTAATATAATGAAAAAATTCGATTCAAATTTTCTCTCATCACTTTCTAAAGCAAACAAACTTTTACAGAATCACGCTAATACAATTTCAAAATATATCACTGATAAAGGAACATCAGTAGTCATTAATAAGATTATATCACTTGTGACAGACGAGAACGCCCAGGATAAGTTTGACACAAACAATCATTTACTTGGTTTTAACAATGGTGTGTTTGATTTAAAAAGTTTTCTCAAAGATAATGAATGTTTCAATTTTGAAAAACACCTTCGACCAGCTAAAGAAGGTGAGTTCGTAACAATGACTTGTGGATACAATTTTGTCTTTAACGCAGAAACACAAGAAAGAGCAACTAAAGTATTTAATATCATAAGAGCAATGTTTGAAAATGAGGAGACATTTATATTTCAATTGAAATATTTCGCAGGTTGTTTAGAAGGAAACAACAATCACGACCAAAAGAGTTGGTGGGGTATAGGTGAAGGAGAAAATGGCAAAAGTTTATTGTTCCTTATGATGGAATGTGCTCTTGGTGAATATTACAGCACACTTGATTCTCGCAATTTTACAAAATCTTCACAAGATGAAAAGAGTGTTGAGCTTGCGAACTGTGAAAGAGCAAGAATGATTATTGTAGAAGAGCCAGAATCACAAGTATCAGCACAAAAAGAAGTTAAAATTAGCACAGCAACTTTTAAAAAATTTACCGGAGAATCGACCATATCTTGTCGCAGACTTTATACAAACAAGATGACTCATTTCAAGCCATCAAAACTCTTTTTCGCAATTAATCCAGACAATCGGTTATACTTTAACGGTGGCACAGAATCAAATTCAATGCTCAGGAGATTTGTAGTTACACATTTCCCCCACGAATTTAAGAATGCTCAAGAATATGATAAAAATAACCCAAAACACAGAAAACAAGACAACACTTTAACCAGATATATGAAAGAAAACGAGACAAAAGCAGGAATAATGATTCTTTTATTAAAATATTACAAGATAAAACACAATAATGGCAATAAAATTCCGGAATCTGTCCAAAAATCAACGAAGGAATTTCTAAAAAATTTGAACAAAGACAAAGAATGGTTCGATGACAATTTCAGGAAAGATATTTCAGGCTACAACATTACACTCACAGAAGCTTACAGACACTACAAAGAAGATGCGGACGACAAAAAGATTACAAAACCAGAGTTTCAAGAAAAGCTTAGAAAATTAGGATACGAAATTAAAAAAGGTCAAAAAGCGAGGCATATATATGACCATACTAAAGATAAAAACTCAAATAATAATACAGTGATTACAAATGTTAGGTTTGTGGGTAAAATTCCTGAGTAAGCGTCCCATTGTTGTCCCACGGCAGTCCCATTTATTTGGGACTTAGAGAATTGAAAAATTCATTAGCATATATCGTAACAAATCTATTTTTTTTACATTTGTCTTATGGTCACAGTCCCAAAAGTCCCAAGTTTTTCAACCTTTCTAAAATTTATAAAAAAAAAATAAAATATTATATTTAAAAATATAAGAGATAAAAGAAGTTTGTGAAAAAACTTGGGACTTTTGGGACTCTGGTAATAACCATTGGCGTTCTTCCTGGAATCTTTATTTCTCCCCTTATACTATAATGACCAATCCCTGGATTACTCATCTAAACGCCTATAAGGCACAACACTCCGGCAAATCTCTTAAAGAATGTATGGTGGCTGCCTCGAAAACCTACAAGTCCTCCAAGCCAAAAAAAGAAAAGAAGCTTAAATGCTATACAAAGAAAACCAAAAAAGGCAAATCTTTTGTAACCTGTAATGACAAAAAGTCGAAAAAGGAGAAAGCGAAAGATGCCGCAAAAACCTTAATGTCAATAAAGGAAAAAGAGTCAAAAAAATCATATTAATTTTCTTATATTATAAAAAAATAATATAAGAAATTTAGGAGGAAAGAGAAGTTGAGATTTTTCCGGAAGCGGAATGAAGTGATTCGAGCTGAGGACTTTGAAGGCAAAGACGGAGGTTATGTGGAGTTGCTGTGGGTGTTCCGTGTAAAGTCACTTCAACCTTTAAGTCATTTATCTCACGGCTGGAAATGACGTTTGTGAGATGTGAAGGGTCTTTGTTCATACCAAAATCAACACAGTAGATAAAGCAGGAATGGGCAATACCTTCCTCAAATCCATTACCGACTGAAAAAGCAGCATTTGCCGAATCCGTATCTTGGTTTAAGCAAAATCTTACCAAATCGGCATCACAGTCCATTATGGTCTGCCCATTTCCGGTAATTTTAATATTGCTTAATTGTTTGTATTGACCAAGTGCTCCTGAATCCAAATCTGTGGTGGCGGCAATTTGTGTATCCTCAACAGCAATAAACATTTTATTAAATGTTCTGTTTGTTGTAAGTGTTCTCGCAATTTTTTGGTTTGCTGAAGCTGCTAAAGTTTCTGTCTTCAACTCTTCTACTAAATCGTATTGAACCCTAACTAATGATTCAGTATCAGCATAATTCTCAGCAATTTGCTTTTGCTCTAAATTTGATGGGAGAAGTCGATGAACCTGTATTAACTCTAAAACAGGGCTTTCTAAGGAAACAGCAACAGCAGGGTCGGCATTATTACTCGCATATGTATTTGCTGCTGCGAGTCTAACTCTAACTACGAGTGGCTCAACAAAACTGGTATTGTAATTAAGCTCAGGAGCATCAAAGCAGCTAAACGATAATGGGATATATGCTGTTACTGTCGTAACACCGGAATGAGTTTTGTAAGCACCTTCAAGAGCATAACATTTTTCAAGATTCTTTTTAATCTGGTAAGGCTTATTACTCATTATTGCCGCTCGACCAAAAGGCTTAGATGAGCATACGACCTTGCCCGCAGTAAGTAATTGAATCTCTTCTACCATTAAGTTCATTAAAGAAGCATTCACTTCAGTATTTGCTGCTGGAGTAGTTACTTGGAATTTAAGCCAACCGGATTCCCACATACCGGCTTTAATCACTTGGAAGTCGCAGTTTTGGTTAAATCCAACAGAATTACTGTAACTTGTAACAACAGTTCTGCTGTGAGCAGGAACGTGAGCAGCACCTAAAGTTCCACGCTGACTGTAACTATAAATGTATGGGTTCTTCGCAGAACTCACAGAATCAAGGCTCGAAATTAATGCCGAGGAAGCGTTTGAGTTTAAAATGGCATTAGACATTTTCTATAAGATTAATTTAGAAAATATTTTTAAAAATAAACTTCTCTTTTATCTGCTTTCCAATCTTCATCGTCTCCTGTCAATCTTCTATTTTCAAGTTTTCCCGGAGCTTTAAAATGGAAAACATAGTCAAAATAGGATTTCTTGTTTTGTTTCGTAGTATTAATTGCGATGAAGTTAAAATCATCGTGATTCACAACTTGGTCAAAGACAAAATATGATTCTGCTAAACCTTTTCTTCCAGAATTTAGAGAAAGGAAAGAATTGACAATATGTTCTCGTTGTCTTCTGCTCTGTAGTTTTGTGGTAAATACAAAATCAGTATTAAGGCGAATTTGAGGACTGATGCCGGTGAAAATCTGGCTAATTAGGATTACCATCATATTTGAATCGTCTCCTGAAGATAAATGTCTTCCATTCACGGCAAGCTTATTCAGCAAAGGGTTTTTTCTCATATCCGCTGACATACCTCCTTCCGCCACCATATCATCTAAAATTATGATAATATTGGATTTTATCTTATCCTTTTTTTTAGCATATTGATTATGCTTCTTAACCTTTATTTGGGTTTCTATCAATTCTTCTAAAACAGATAAATCTTTAAATCGATAAACTGATGGAATACCATCGAACCCGGCGTTAGTTTTTGTGAAAAGGAAAATACCATCTGTTTTGTTCTTCTTTGTGTATTGCTCTAAAAAATGTGTTATAAGATGCGATTTACCACTACGTCTTGAAGCTATAGTTAAGATAAAGGCATTTCTTGGAACTTGATTTACATCAAATTGTTTAATGTTTTTTATGAAACTTTCTCCTAAAACTTCTGTATCGCCGATATTCATTGTAGTGTTTTGCTCAACGACGGGTGTTGAGTTTATGTCTCCATTCATATCTCGCTCCACCATTCCAGCATTTATCTTACTTCTTTTCGTATGAGATTCCTGTGGTTTTTTGTATTGTTTTTGTATTCCGTCCATATACATTATGCTTAGAATAAACTATGTGTTTCATACCCAAAATATAAATCAACACTTTTAAGGTTTGCTGATGATGTAAAAGGAGTTAAATCATCTTTGAGCAATTCACAGATGAACTCCTCTTCTAAAGCATCAACTTCTAATGGAAGACCATCGCTGAAACTATGTTGTTCCATTCCAGCAACTCCGGGCATTGTGGGAATAAGCAGAAGACCCTTCTTGTCACTTGTGTGAAATTGGGAGGCAGAAGCGAAGGGTAGTCGAATATAGATATGACCCCCGCTGTAACCAGTGCCAGTTTTTACTAAAATTGCGGAATGAAGATGAAAATTTTGAGATTTTAGGGGGTTTGAAAGCTTAATGATTGTCTTGCCATTATTAGCATTTGGTGTCATTCTTAAATGAAGGGTAGGCATATTTATAATAAAGGTTTAGAAGATTTTTTTCTAAATAATAAATATAATGAGTAGCACTAAAAAGTCTCTATCAAAATATGCCGTAACTCCAGAAAACAAAAGTGGAAGAACTTCTGGTTATAGCCAAGAAAAGCTTAATGATTTCTTTGAAAATGCTAAAAGGTTTGTTCCCCAGTTTGGAGCATACATAGACCCAGGCTTAGATAAACCTCCTCAAAAAGCTTTTAAAGGTAGAGGCAAAACAATATCTGGTAAAAGTGATAAATATAATGGATTATTTAATAGGCTTAGCGAACAACAGCAAAATGAGCTTACAGCATTAGAGAATGTCTGGAAACAAAAATTACAAAATAGCACTGAAACAGGATTTGTAAAAAAAATGATTAAGGCAGCTCTTGAAACATATAATTTTGAGAAAAATCCATCAGCTGGTGAATCGGTAAAAGCTACTGGTGGAGAATCCAAAAGTCCTGATGACCCACAAGTTGCTAAAGGTGAAAATACCACAGACCCAAATATGAAATTAAAAGTTCAGGAAGCTGATGTTGTAGGTGATGAAAGTGGTGGGGGTGGTGAGAGTAAATCAAGTGACCAATCACCACCTGATGATGTATTACAAGGAAATACAAATCGTCGTAGAATTAGACCATCAATGCCTCCTCCTGATGGTGGTGGTGGTGGCGGCGGTCAAGAAGAGCAGCAAGCTCCTGATGAACCACCTGCTCCACCTATATCACCGAGAAGAGTAGAAATTGACAGAGGAGTTCCAGGACAATCATCTTTACCAGCTTCCTTTACAACAAAATCTAACATAAAAATGGATATGGAGAGAAATAGAATGAAGTATTCTGGAGAAAAGCTTTTTTTTGAGATTACAGCTTTTGTCAAAATTTATAGAGATGAAATTAAGACAAACCAGTTTAAGGAATTAGCAAGAAAATCAAAAACTGTTTCAGCCAAAAGTGAATTAAAAAAATTAAGAGAACTACACAGAGAACTTGAAGAGGAAATAATGGATTATTACAATAAGCAAAAAGGTATGAGAATAGGAGTTATATTAGACCCTGCTGCTGTTGGATTAGATGTTGGACAATTACAATCTATCTTAAATCCTGAAATGGCATTTAATGCTGGAGGTCAAACAGTGACAGAACTCGCACAAGCACAGGACAATCCTATCGCACCTGAAAGAGCCACACAAGTTATGGACACGCATTACCATCACGGTGGAATGGCTGTTGCTACAAATCAGGTTTTACCAGAAGTTCAAAATATAATAAAAAACGAGAGACCTCTTGACAGAACAAGATTAATAAAATCAAAAACAGCACCAATTCCTATACCACAAGAAGCTACAAGAAGATATTTGTATTTTGACAGAAGAAGGTCTGTAAAGCCTCCCGGGATTGTCATAAAAAGTAAAAAATGTTAAATATAGGTTTATATATTTTTCTCTAATTTAAATATATAAAATGAGTCTTAAAGATGAAGCTGATGAAGTAGATTTGGGTGATGTTGAAATGACAGAATCTCCACGAGTGGAAGATAAGCCATTAACCGAAGATGATTTTCGACTTGATGGAAGTGAAAGTTTGGAGGAAAAATTTGGTGTTGATAAATTTGGAGAACCAGGAGAAGCTCCAACAGGACCACCTATGGACGAATCTGTGGATTTAATGAGTAGTGAGACAGGAGTATCAAGTGAGATACAAGAAATATTTGATAAAATAAATTTTGATTTAGATGAAGCAATGAAGGTAAAACCTGAAAATAAAATTCCTGAAAAAGAGGTAAAAATAAGTGATTGGATTGATGAAACTGAATCTTTAGAATTAACAGCTGAAGAGGCTGAAGAAGTAGCATTTACAAAAAATTATGTCAATAAAATGAAGGCAGATTTTCAAAATTACATAGCAAGCCAAACAAGAACAGAGACAGTCACAAAAAAATATGATACGATTTGGGAGTCAAATCCTTCTGGTTCTGCTGGTGAGAGTAAGTCTTCATTACCAGACGATACATTGACATATACAGAAGAAGTTACTGTTCAAAATCCTGTTGTAGAAGAAATGTTCGGCAATGTAAAGCCAGCAAGTATGACGGTGGCGGAGATGGATACAGCAGCTGCCTCTGTGACAGAATCGAGTGTTGCTGCTGCTGATTTGGCGTTGGGCAGAGCAGTCAGTATTGCTGGTGGAGTCGCAACGGCGGCTGCTGTTGTGTATCAAGTATATGAAGTCGCAAATGAGATTGGAAGAATGATAAATTTAGAGAAAAGTTATTCCAGCATTATAGGACTTGCCGATAAAATGGGAAAGACAACAACACTCGCAATGAAAGCTTATAATAATGATATTACGCAACAAAATAATTTCGTCAAACAGTATTATAAGTATGTCCAACCTTACTCAAAATTTGGATTGAAATGGAAAAAAAGTGAAGCTCCAACAATGCCAGTATTTACATTTGAAGATGATTGGGATAAATATAGTTTAGAAGATAGAGGCATTCATAGAAGTCACGTAGATACACTTTACAGAACTTCAGCAGATTGGGAAAGAGTTGAGAATAAAAGAAAGGAAGCCACCAGATTGAAAATTCGGCATAAAATTGCCGAAATGCTTGTAAAGAAGTCTTTTATGGGGAATGAAGTAGAGGATATGGCAAATTTGTTAAGCCAAAAAGATTACTGGGGTCATTATTATATTCGAAATGAAAGACTTAAAGAATTGTATTTAAACACTAAACGTTCTTATGATTTCCAGAATTTTATGAAAAGTGTAGAATCAACAAGAAGTAATATGATAGGTGCGAATAAAGCTCAAGACCTTTTAGGTATAAAAGACCCATTTCTTCTTGACCAGTTTAGAAATCAATCGGTAAGTGACCCGAGTTACAAGAGAGCTTTAGAAAACTACACAAAACAAATAAACGCAAAAAGACGAAAACTTAATGAACCATTACTTGATATAGCAGATGTAGATTCCCCTGGATTTTCAACTTATACAACTTCAAAAGATGCTACAGCTAATCCTCAAACAGACTTTTGGGCAATTTACTTTAAAGCAAATAAAGCAAAATTTATGAATACTTGGTTGAGTGAAATTGCTCAAAAAAGAATTTCGTATATTAAAAACGGAAGAAGGTTAATGGAACCACCAAAGATGTCTGCGGAGGAAGAAAAGCAGCTTCAAGAGTATAACGAAAAAATGATACAAGCAACATCACAAGAAATGGAGATAGGAAAAAACAGGGAAATTCGTGATGGGCATCGAATCATTCGTAAGGGTGTGACCTACAAACATTTCAAAGAAAAACCAAAACCTGAAATGACCGCCCAAGAAATTTACCTTGATAATATTTTACACGGGAAAATGGGATTTAAAGGTCCTTTTATACGCAAAGCACGGAAACCAAAGAAGGTTGCTGAAGAAAAAAATGATGCGGAGAAAAAAGATGAAAAAGAAAAAGATGAAGTAGAAAAAGATGAAGTAGAAAAAGACTCGAAGGACAAAAAAGATTCTGGAAAAATTACAGATGAAGATGATGGTGAAACAATAACCAATACATATACTTTTAGAAATGATAATGGCTTAGTGGCTCAAGAAAATAATTTTGATAGAAATTACCATTACAATAATATGACAGCATTAAAAATGTGTAAATTATCAAATGACTCATATAATGCTTTTGGAGAAAATGAAGAGAATGCCGAATATGAAATTGTTGAAATTTTTGGTCAGGAGGGAATTGTGAATGCTGCTCAAGGTAGAATGTTTTACAATAAATCAAATAATGAGATGGTAATTTCTTTTAGAGGAACTGACCAACTTGTAGATGTAAGTCATTATGGTATAATGGATACTTTGATGGGGACAAATACTACTTTTGACCCGTTTAACATAATTGTAAATTCTGGTTTCCACAATTATTTAAAAGATGTAATAGAGACAATTACAGCTTTTATTGATAAGTATAATGACGAGAAAACTCTTATATATACAACAGGACATAGTTTAGGAGCAATTCCAAGTGTAATGCTTTCAATAATTTTAAATCAAAAATATGATAATAAGGACAAAACGATAAATTATAATTTTGGTTCTCCCCGTGGTTTCCAAAAAGCTTCTGCTCACAAAGTGAATGAGCTTGTTCCACATTGTTATAGAATTGCTGACGAAATGGATTTGGTCGCATCTCTCCCGTTTGTAATTATGAACACCGGATTCTTTCACGTTGGAAAGTGTCATTTGATACAGAGCGGTGAGAATTATGCTATGATGCGATATATATCCAATGAGGAAGAAGCAAATAATGTTTTTCAGTTGAATTCATTTTCTACAGAACGAGTTGTAAAACATAAAATGGATTCTTATACAAAAAGCCTTTTAATGATAATCAACCATACTGGTGCGATGGGTCATACAACAAGGACTGAAAAGCAAATGATTAATGAAGGCAAAGTATCTAAAAAGTCAAAAATTGGAAAAGTTAAAGATGGACACGACAAAATTTTGCTGACCAAGGAACACGCATATCGGCATACAGGTCATTACTATCAAGGCAAAAGAGTATATCAGCAGGCATCAGCCGAGCACTTACGGTTTATCCCTCACTACCATCAAAGGAAAGGTCTTACAATGACTCCAATACCTACATCATTAAAGGAGGCAATAATAGGTGTTTATTTGTATAAGGAGGGGGAGTTTAAAGGAAGTGGAAGTGTGAAGGCTTTGGTCGTTTATTAGAAGTCCCAAGGTAGTCCCAAGGAAGTCCCAAGAATAATACCACATGTTTTGTATGTAAAGTCCCAAAAGTCCCAAGTTTTTCTACCTTTCTTAAATATTTAAAAAAAAATTAATATTATTATTATAATAATTATAAGGTGTAAAGGATTTGTTAAAAAAACGTGGGACTTTTGGGACAACCTTTTTTTCTCTCACAAATATATAAATGAAGGACAGAATAATATTTCCCGTTCCCAAGACAAATGACATCATCTCGAAAGGTGCTAATGCTGGTAAGCTTGGTCTTATGGTGGATAGAGAGTTGAAGAAGAAGATGCCCGATTTTGTCGCTCAAGGTGACTTTCCAAATACTTTTAAGGTTAAAGGCAGGAAAGCCAGACACAAAAAATCTGGTTCATTACTTAGTCGCACTAAGTATCAACAGACAGTCTTCAAGGAAGAGCAAATTGATATAGCTGGATTTGAGGCAGGAAAGGTAAATGACTTTAACTTTAGAGGTAAAGGCTCTTTGAAGTATAATCCATTTGCGAATTCTAAAGGAAACATATCTCAAACTGGTGGATATAACAAAGGAAGCGAAGAACAGTTTAGACACAAAAAAGAAAAAGATGAAATTATCAAAGCAAGATTCAAGCTTGACAAGCGAAATCCAAAAAGTAAATTACCAGTCGATATTCGTCAGCCAAATCCTTTCCCAAACCAACTAAAGCCAGGTGCTCAAATAAAAAATCCTCACGGATTCATCATCAAAAGTAGAAAAAGTCACGCATACGCTTGCTAATATTTATCTTTGGAATATATATACAAATGCCTACATTAAGTGATAATAAGACAGAGTTTATTATCAATAGTGATTCTATCTTTATTAATAATAGAAATGATAATCATAATGACCATATTGTAATTAGGACAAAAGGAAATTTAGATGATAATGATATTCAATTTGAAAATTGTAATGTAAAACTCAATCAAGGACATTTATCGTGTCAAGAGTTTATCGATGCGAATGGAAATACACTTATATCATTCGGTGAAAATTCAATAAATTTCCATAATAAAACTATTCAAAATCTTAATATAAGCACGGGAGGATTATCGGCAAGCTCGGTGGCATCAGCTAATGGCTACGCAAGTTTAGATGCTGAGCTTGATGCTCATTTGCTTTTGATTAATGGCAAAATTAGCCAAACAGGTCATACAGCAAGTAAGGTTTTCGTGAGTTCTGGTGGAGGTGCTTTTGTGACTTCAGCAGATTGTGTCTCAGGAGATTTAGCAAAAATAGCTACAGGAGGGGCAGTTGATACAAATACAGCTAAAATTTCTTTTCCTGGTTTTGGAACTTCAGCTTCTACAGCATTAGTTGGGAATACCACAACAATTACAGATGGTCAGGCTTCTGCTATAACTGCGAATACAGCAAAATCATCTTTCCCAGGTTTTGGAACTACATCTTCGACAGCATTAGCTGGAAACACAACAACAATATCTTCATCACAGGCTTCTCAAATAATTTTAAATACAAGTAATATTCTTTCAAATGATGATGATATTAATGATATTAAATCAAAAACTGACCTTATCACTGTAACATCTTCAGTTAGTTTAGATATTTTAAATACTGATTTAACAGGAGCAAAGGCGGATATAGTCACAAATACATCAAATATAATTGGAAATGATACTGATATAACTAATATAAAAGCTAAGACCGACTTTATCTCAGTAACTCAAGCAGTTAATTTAGATACTATTGAAAGTTCTGTTTCTACAAATACATCAAATATTAGTTCAAATGATACAGACATTACTGGTGTTAAAGCAAAAACTGATTTCATCAGTGTTACACAAGCAGTTAATTTGGATACAATGGAAACTGGAATATCAAATAATGCGTCGGCAATTAGTAGTAATTTAACTGATATTCAAAATATTCACGCAAAAACCAACGAAATCACAATTACTCAAGCTGTGAATTTGGATACATTAGAAAGTCAGCATCTTACCAATACATCAAATATTACGAGTATAAAAGCAAAAACAGACTACATACTTGTGAGTCAAGCAGTTAATTTAGATACAATGGAAAGTGGTATTTCCACAAACAGCACGAATATAAGTTTAAATGATACAGACATTACTGGTATTAAAGCAAAAACCAATTTTCTAAGTATTACTCAAGCAGTTAATTTAGATACAATGGAAAGTGATATTACTTCTAATACTGATTCTATTGTAACGGCAAATAGCGAAATCTCAGCTATAGAAACAAAAACAGATAGAATTACTTACCAAAATGATGTTGTTTTAAATGTTGAAACTCACGGCAATTTGACACTTTCTGCTGGTGCTGTTGGAGCTACATCTTATGTAAGTAATAAAAATGGTAATTTGACTTTAAAAGGTGGTTACGACGGAAGTAATGATAGTGGGAAAATCTCACTTTTCACCAATAATAGCGAAAGAATGACTATCTTAGATAGTGGTTTTGTTGGTATTGGCGAAACTACTCCAACTGTCCCTTTACATGTAAAAAGTAATAATAATGAACCAATAGCTATTTTTGAAGGAGCAGCTGATACTCTTGTTTTAGTTAAATCTAATAGTTCAAATCAATATGATGAGGTCGGGTACATGATAAAAGGAAAAAGTAGTGTAGAGCAATATTGGTTTATAGGGACAGATGATGATACAAGTGAGTTATGTTTTGCGACAAGTGATGATTTCGGTATAAGTTCATTAGAGCTTAGAATGGCTTTAACAGAAACAGGTAATTTAGGAATTGGGACAAGAACGCCAAAAGCAGGATTACATGTAAAAAAGTCATATTATAATGATGCTTGGGTAGGAACACAACCAAGAAGATATTTTGTAAATGCGACTGAAAGTGTTAATGCTGCTGGGAGTGATTATGGCGCAAGACATTGGGGTTTCTACTGCGAACAAGACGCACTTTTTGATTATCACCTTTTCATAGCAAGTGATAAAAGAATAAAAAAAAACATAATTGAAATAAATGATGATTTAGCTTTACAAAAAGTAAGAGATATATCTTGTTGTTGGTATAATTACATAGATAAAGTTTCAAGGGGAGATGGTAAAGTTTTGGGATTTATAGCACAACAGGTGAAAGAACACTTACCTGAAGCAGTCAGTGAAAGCGAACACTTTATTCCAAACGAAATGAAGAAAATCCATACTACTTGGAACGAAACTAAAATGTCTTCAAATGACCTACAAGATGTAAGTGGAATAAAATACCGATTTTATGTAAGTAATGATATTAGTGGAAACGAAAAAATGGTAGAATTGGTAGGAGATGAAGATAATTGTTTTACTTTTAAGGAAAAGTGGGAAAATGTCTTTTGTTATGGAAAAGAAGTTGATGATTTTCATACTTTAGATAAGCAAAAACTGTTTGCTTTGAACTTTTCCGCTACACAAGAATTAGATAAATTGGTTAAAAAGCAACAAGAAACAATTAATAATTTAATACAGAGAATAGAGAATTTAGAAAATAATTAATTTTATAAAATGAAATAATTTTATCTGTATAATATATATGCCGAGATACGCACATCACGCCAACTTACAGCACTACCACTCTTACACTCCTCCACATAATAGAAAAGATGATAAAATGTATGTTCATCAAAGGAGACATACTTATCATACATTTGCGGACAATAACCCAATAATGAATGAAATGCCGGAACCTCACGAAGATGGGAATGAGAAGATTCCAGAAGGCAAATAACTTGAAATATGATTTAAAAAAAATCTTAAATTATGTTTTATAAAATTTTTATAATGCTCCTTTTGAGTCTCTATGTTTTAACTTTTTGCTCTTATGAGCTTTTAATGTTAATGATTATTTAGTTGCGGCGGCGGGTGCTTTTGCGCTTCTTCGTCGATTTCGGCTTACCTTGTTTCTTTTTTTTCCGCTTCTTGCTTTTTGCGGAACTGCTGCTGGCGGCTTCTTCTTCATCTTCTTCTTGAGTCGCTTCAAGCATCATAAGTCCAGGACTTTGAACTTCACCATCATCTTCCTCTTCTTCTTCCTCTTCCGGAATCGGTAAGAGTTCAGTCTTCAAACCAAATTTCTCACGGAAATCAGTTTCACGAATGTCGATAATGTCTTCAGCAGTAATACCTTCGATAAATTCGAGGTCGGTCATTTCTGCCGCAGCACCTTCGCTCGAGTATATGGCATTACCCACATACTTTTTTTGCGAAACTTCGAAAACGTGATTCTCGTCGTCCTTGGCAAGCTTCACGTAAGAACACGCTTCTTCATACGCTTCCTCTGTAATCGCAGTCTCGAAAATCATCTTCTTAATCGCCGTTTGTCCAGATTCCGGCAACTCATCGAACGGCAGAGGAACGCAATAGCCTTCGGGATAATCAGGAATTTCGTCGTCCTCGTCATCGCTCCCAGTTTCCCAATTTGCGTTACTCCAGTTGCTTTGGGATTCTTCACTGATGGGCTCTGGGTCAGCTTCTTTCAAGTCGGCATTAAGACCAAAATTCGAAAACTGTGTTTCCTCAGTTCCTGTAAATAATATTTATGTAAAAACAGAAAATAGGTTAGTAAGAAATTTTAAAAAAAAAAAAAAAAAATTTTAAAACAAAAGTGCTTACCTTGAGCCATCGCAAACCCGTATTTGCTTTGTCGATTTCCCACGATTTCGCTGACAAAGACGGGAACGGTTTTAAGAAACATCTTCTTCCCAGAATTGACTTTATTAAGAAACTTGTCAAGAGCTTTGACAGGAATCGAAACAAACCGCAAATCGTTGTCCTCGTAATACTGCCGGGCAAGGTCAGTCATCTCGAAGTCTTCACCAGGACAGACAAAGTGAGCTCCCGCACGACCGAGTTCTGCTGCGTAGTAGTTATACATCGCAACCGATTGAATGATGGCAGACGGTTCTTTGTCTGTTCCGTGAATCTTCTTCTTCAACAATTTCGTCTTTTTCAAAACTTCACGTTCAAGATGCTCCAGGGATTCAAAACCTATACCACGAGTCACAGTGCCGTCCGCCGATTTTCCAGTCCTGGCAATTTGGATTTTTTTCCGGAGTTTGCGAATTTCATCTGCCCGAGTCTTGCCTTTCTTCTGGCTTGCCTCCCATTTAGCTTTATGAGCAGCAAACTGAGCTTCCATAATAGGCAGAAAGCCCACGACGTCGGGAATCGGGATTGCGTCAAACTTGGGTTTCCAAAAAGCGTCATTCTTTTTTGGCTCAGCATCTTCCGCTTGTCCAGACATTTCATCAAATTCCTTTTCGAGGGTTTCGACCTCAGCTTGCTTATCTTGAAGACGTTTCCAAAGAGGAATCTTGTCCTTTTTTGGAGTTTTCCCTAAAGACTTTCTCGAGGTTTTTTTGGCAGACATTTTTCAGTAAAAGCTAAAAAGTGAAAAAAGTGAAAAGAGAATAAGGTGTAAAAATGAAAATAGGATTAAGGTAAAAATGAATAAAAAATGTGAGTGAAAAGTGATAAAGGTCTTTTTCACGATAATTTAACAG